TTATTATCAAGGTTATCTCTTAATCCATCATCGTCGACACCAACCACTGGACGACCTGGATATGGACCAACCAATTGATCACCAGGATTTAACATATCGTTTTGAGGGATAACTCCAGAAGGCGGATCAAAGGTATTTGGATTTGTCGTCTCTGGATCATTAAATTCAATATCGATATCGTCCAATATTTCTATAAAATCGCTAGTTGTAGCATCACAACCTTGTCTTTCTGGGTTTGGAACCAGAATCAAGTCTAGATAGTCATCTGAAGTAGCGTCTCCATCTTTGCGCTTTTTCTTAGAGCAAGAGGTTGTAAAGAGTTTAATCAACCCCTTCAACAGACCCTTAACCTTGTTTATGACTGCAAGATCCTGTTCAACCACGTCTTTGACGTCATTGCGAATAGTTGTAATTCTATTTTCGAATCCAGCAATTTGAGCAACAACTTGAGAGGTGGTGAGTTTATTAATAGCGTCTCCGCGGAGGTCATTGATCATTTCTGTAATCAACGAACTACCCCTTCTAATCAGTTCAGCTTGCAATAGAGATTGCGCTGAATCTGATGCATTAGCAGCATTTACAGTTTGATATTCACCATTAGCCCTTCTGACTGTTGTACTAAACCCGTCCAGGAAGTTTTTGTCATTGGTTAATTGACCGACAAGGCTGAATGTGCTCAAAATGTCATCTGGTGAATTGCTATCTTCTGCAAAATTAAGGGCAGATGTTTCCCCAGTAACTTTAAAAATCGGAAAGTTATTGGTAAATCTTAGTGGCTCATCAACGACAATTGCTGTGTCTGTAACAGAAATAACGAAATATTCTTTTTCGTCGTAGTATATTTTGTTATTTGCGGCTAAATGCGTCGTAAACGATGTACCACGACCAGTAATTACATTATCCAAACACAAACTATTGGCGATAAATTCTGATTTAACCTTCACGGTTTGATCTGTTGCAGTTGTAGCAAAGGCAGTATTTACATTAAAAGTTGTTTCTTTGTAGAATGGCTGAGCAGTTGCTGCGTTTCTAAATGGCACATAGACCGACAAGTAATCGCCTAGAGCATTAATGCTATTTACTTGGCGAATTTCGTTGTTGACGTTTATGAATGTTCCATTTCCAACCTTTAAAGTTCCAGTAGAACTTAATAAACAGTCAGCCAAATTCAGTGTTGCAACAGATGCACTGGTTACTATAACGCTGTTTGCAGTAACAGAAACTGTTCCAGACGGCGCAGAAGTAAATCCCTTACCAATTACTCGTCGTTCTTCACTATTAATGACAATTAGATCGCCGATATTGGTAGTAGGATAGACGCTAGACCTTAAATTTGGAGATACTACTACTGATGATATAATATTGGCTGTTGCATTAGCGATTGATACATTACCGTAAATTCTTTGCAGTGTAAATTTGACGCTGTCGTAACTGACACCTGCTAATTGGTTAGTATGATCAGTGAAGTCGCTGATCGTTTGAGTAAAACTGGTATCAGCAGATGTTCCTATTTCACTCAACTCTCCAATAGTAAATGGACCGATACGATAAGATGCTGCTTGATCTACTTTACCGAGTTTATCCAACAAACTATTTCTGGCTGCAACAATAGTTGGTTCTGTGTTGCTGAACAGCCCTGGAAGTGCAGCTTGTAATCCAGCGTAATTGTTTTCAGTATATCTGTCGATTTTAGCATTAAGTTCTGCTAATGGTGCAATAAATTCAGTAGATTTTTCTACGAGAGCGTTACCATTTTCATCGCGAATTATGTTCCCATTCGCATCTCTTTTGTATTGCGTTATAACTGTGCCATTGAGAAGAGGGTTGATAAAGTCTTTTTTAAAGTTATTCAGCCACTCTTTTCCACTCTTCACACTTTCAGAAATTTTCTTCGAGAGTTCTTCAAATTTACCGCCAAGGCTACCGAAACTTCCCTTTGAAAATGCAATGGGCTTCCCTGTAAACATGATTGACAAGGTCTGAAGTAACGGTAATCCTCCGATTAAACAGAGAATTATTTTGATAATTTTTCCAATTATTTTACCAATGAAGACACGTTACCTCTCTGTTTCATCATATCCAAAAGAACTTGGTATGATTTGTAAATATGTTCGATCTTGTGTTCTTCTAGAAATTTTATGTCAGATTCTGTTAGAGCCTCATAGACTCCAATTTTTTTCATGATCATGTTATATTTCGTCACATCTTCTGCTAACAAGCACATGTATTTATCCCGTTGTGTTAGCGGTCGCCGCTGCGCTGGTAAATTCAGGGGCTTCAATTGTACCTGTATCTGTTTCTGTTGACACTTGCAGAGGATTTTGAGCATCATCTGTAATGTTAACTTGTGGCAATGTGATGCTCACCTTTAATGCACCTGTAATCTTATCAATCTCAGCAATCGTTTCGCCTGTAATTGTTGGAATATTTGGAGCAGAACCAAGGGATTGCGTTACAGGCGTATTTGCTGTCTCTGTGGTCGTTGTTTCGATTGCAGAGAACTTATCTGTTTTAGGTGTTGATGCTGCGAATGGAGAATTTCTAGGTCCTAGTTCAGCTGCAGAATTTGTTGGCGGTGAGGCAGATTTAGCAACCTTACCTAATTTAGCAGTAACTGGTAGTGGCGTTAGGAAATCATGGATTCCAAATGTACTCTTTAACAGAATTCCTTCCAGTTCAATTGTTCCACCACTTAATAAAGTGTTCAACCCACCAACAGAAGCCGTTGCCGCGCTCTGCATTGTCGCCTCGAGACCACCGAAAGATCTAAATGAGTTTGAACCCAATAGTTCAACATCAAAGGCTGATATTCTGGTTGCTGCTCCAGAACCAAGATTTAAGTTTCCATCCGCCTTTATATTAACATCAGTGCCTTTCATGTTAATAGGACCTTGAGAAGAAATGTCTAAACCAGCGCATTGAATTACTAATTTACCATTAATTCTCAAAAACATGTCTGATTGAACAGTTTCGTCTTTACTTCCATTTACATAAGACTGATGATTTCCCATGGTTACATCAAATCTAGATTTTTGAGATTTAAGTTTAACATGACCTTCTGGTAAAAATTCTAGCGTAGAACCTGTTCTATGAGATAATTGCACACGCTCAAATTCAGGAGTATCATCAAGTTCAAAGGCATGTCCAGATTCAGTCTCTGTTACATTGTTAAATGGATACATAGCATTAAATGACGGATATGGTTCACTCCACTTATATCCAGAAGCGCTGACAACATTTGCATATCGAGTTTTTCGTTGAATCTCGATAGTAGTATTTGCTATTGATGCTGGCTCTATACCTTGATATGATCCATCTTCGCCATTAACTCTTGTTGGTCTAGCAAGTCTAGAAACTGTAGGCTCATTTAATCTTGATGGATTGCGTTTTGCAGCGTCATTTGTAAACGCTAGTCCACTCGCATTTGTTCTCATCATGTAATTTTTAATTTTTCTAGGAAAATCGCTTAATGATTTTTCTTCATCGGTATATGGATCTGCGAATCCCATATTGTTTTGACGGATTTCTGCAGGTATACCAGGGACTGTACCCATTATAATTGGATATTCGCCTGTTTCACCGTCAGCAAAAAAACCGAAAACCATTGTTCCTTCTGCTGGTGGCTGCACTGCTGTTACACCATAAGGAAGTATTGGGTGCGCCCAAGGAAGTTTATTGATAGGAATTTGATTTATATCTTCAGTGTGCCAGCCAAAACATCTAACTTGGCATCGACCAAGTTCGAGTGGATCTATTCGGTTTTCGACAACACCGAACCACCAAACAAATTTATTTAAACCTAAAAAATCAGGTGTCATTATAGTTTCTGCGCCTTCTTATATTCATTGCCATTCGCAAATCCCAATGATGTCTTAATAGAATTTTTCGATAATTCTAAAATGGTTTGCATTGAACCTGGAACTAGGACGTGACGAACTGCAGTAATTAGATATTTTCCAGAATAATATGGATCGTAAATTCTTTCGTTTTCTAAATTTCGCGTAAATGCTGGTATGTTTAAATTTAGTGTAAATCCTGCAGTATATTGCGGATTACCAGGAACTACGCAATGTAATTCGCTGTTGTTTATAAGTTCTATTTGCATACTTCTTTGTACCAAATAATCCTCAACAAAACTATCATTATCTCTAAATCGTTTGTTTATAAAATATGGTTGATTTGATCTGCCTTTATTTGTTAACCAGTATTTAATCCCAGAATCAAATTCTTCATATAATGCTTTATTATTTCTATTCGTAGCATCGTTGAATGGAAAAAATCCATCAATCATAACATCTGTGTTTAATTCGTTAAGAAGCGAAATTTTATTCTCGGTGTATTTTTGTGTTATTAAATCTAACGTAAACAGTTTAGAACTATATAAACCTTCTTTTGTTGCTTGTGCTACATCAAAATTTTTATTGAATTTAAACTGATTAATGTTCGTTGAGTTTAAAAATGGTGCTTTATTGCGTTCGTCAGTAAATTTTGCTGTGTTAAATTGTATAGTTGCTATCGGATCTCTTTTATACAAAGATTGCAATGATATAAAATTAAATCCATTTTTATTTTCAAAAAATACAAATGGAGATAGTGATGGACTAAATGATCTCTCAGCAAAATATTGTATTGCATCTAATGGTCGTTTTCTTGTAAGAACAAAGTCAGTTGGACCAGAAGAGTTTTCAAAATCTATCAATTTAGAGAATTGACATTTTAAATCATATAGACATATATTTCCAACATACTCAGAGGTGTTACTGCCACTGTATGATCTAGATATCTTTTGTTGATTTGAGAATATTAATTCTTCTGAACAAAAATGAAGAACATAAGTTTGAATCTGACCATTTCCAGATTTTTCTCTGTCAGAAACCTTGAATATGCGAAACACTTTGGTATATCTTTCAGAGAATCCAATTTCTCCTGGTCGCCCAAAAGTTATGTATATGTATTCATTACCATGGATTGCATGCTCTGAGAATAAATTGATACCTTCAACTAATTGAATTGTTCCTGTTACTACAGATTGAAAGATATCCTCATATATGTTTATTGCGTTAAACTTATCTAATAGATCTGCAACTTTGCCGTTAGAACTAACTAATTTTAATTCTAAGATTACAGCGTCACGCGAGGATGTATTTACATTAAGATCATTAATCATTTAGCGTAGATTGAAATTCTAATAATAATGGTTGTATATAATCACGTTTTAACAGTTTAATTTGTCTGTTTGCCTCGTTTAAATTGTTCTCATAATCATAAACATATACTGGCTTATACGTTGACACTTTTGTGAGCGTTGCAACAATGCTAGTTGCTGGATCTGCATTATTTGCTCTAAAAACAACACTTTCTGTTGTAGGTGTATTTAATGCAACAGTATTTAATGTCTCTGTCACATGATTGTATGTGTTTAAAGTAACAATACTCGTATTAGTTGTAACTGTTGTCGGACCATTTACTTCTGAAAGAGTGCTCTTTACTTCATATTCATAATGATGAATTGCAGCATATGCTTCGTTGATGCTAGTATATCCATACTGCTTTACGATTTTCTTTTCTAATGCACTTCTTTGTAGAGGAAATTGAAACAGTGGGTCTAATACTTGATTGACTGCCGCAATTACCCAATGATATTGAGGATCCCCATACTCTTTATAAGAAACTATTTCTGGAGTATCATTGTCTTCGTATTGATATTTGTATAACGCATAAGCATTATTTAAAACGTTTTCTTTTATCTTAAACCTAGTAAATATATTTGTAACCGCAGTAATTTTGCCGCGTTCAGATAAATCAAAAGAATATCCTATTTTTGGAAACTGTTTAAAATACATGGTTAGTATCCTTGACTTACTGCATTTTTATCAATAAACACAGTTTCTCTAAATCTCAAACTTAATCTAGTTTCTACTGGAGACCCATCATAAAAAGTAGCAAATGACCCATTTCCTGTATAGTCTATTGAGATATCCTCGAGCACACATTTTTTAGTTTTAAATAAAAATTGATTTAAATTGTTTTCCGCATCATAAAATTCCAACTCAAATTGCGCAGGTGGTATGAAATATCTGCCACCAGTTTCTGTTGGAATTTTAGGAGCAGCAAAATATTTAAGGTTGGTTAAAACAGAATTAATTTGGGCTGCTTCTACCTGATTTTTTGGAACTAATCTAAAATCCATAGTAAATTCACGCAATGTTGGCGCGTTGTATATCATCTCTGGCTGAGGGTTTATAGTTCTGCCAGTCGTTGCAAATAATCCAATTCTCTTAAAATCGTCAGTCAATAAACCCTGCGCGACTCTGCCTGCTGCTTCTATGATATATGGATCAGGATTACCGCCAGATGTTCCTTTCATAGACCCCATTGCTTGGGCTAACAAACCACCAACTCCAGCTGCTTGTGTGAAACTCAGTTCATCAAATCTATTCTGATAACTTACAGCAAGAGTTTCTGGCATTAAAAGTGCTATCGCGACTTTTAATTGTTCTATGTTTCGTTTTAAAGCGAAATTTTTAATTAAACTTACAAATCTTTCAGAAGTATTATTCACTCCAATTTGACTTCCTATTAAATCAATAGTTTCAGATGTAATTGCTCCTGCTGCACCAGTACCAACTAATGCTGCTCCGCCAGCAGCGCCAGCAGCCAACAATCCAGCCGCAGCCCTCCATTTACCGCCCACTGCGAGTAATCCAGCTGGAGTAGCAGCAATTTTAGCACCACCCAATGCGCCAATCACCTCACCTATATTAACATCTTCTACTTTTTGAGCAATTTCGCTGACTCCAGCATTAAAACTGGTAGCGGTTAGATCAGTTGTAGCAACACTTCCAGTTTCTGTTTCATATATTTTTATTAAAACATGTGGGACTGGCGAGTTTTCTATGTCTGGCGGAAATTTAATAATTTGCAAGTCTTTTTTGTTTAGATTACTCGCTTCAGTTTTGTTTTTACCTGTGGTTTGATTCAGTATATCTGTTTGCGATTGATCTGATTGCTCACTACCCAAAAAACCTGCCGTTATTCCACCAGTAATGCCTGCTGCTATAGTTCCAGCTGCTATTCGTTGCCCAACCGTTCTATTATTAAGGACTGATCTTCCTGCAGATGTTCCTCTAGGAGCCTTAGATGCTGTTTGGCTTCCTCTCTTAAGAAGAAATTTGACTGCTGTCGCTATGCCTGCCATTAAATATTCCTATAAATAGTTGATGGCTTATTCAGGAAAATATATCCCAAAAAACCCTAATAAATATTTAGGCGACCCAACAAATATCTGGTACAGATCTCTTTGGGAACGTCGAGTTATGGTGCACTTGGATGAAAATTCAAGCGTGATTGAATGGTCGAGTGAGGAAATTATCATACCATATTTATCGCCAGTGGATAACCGTTGGCACAGATATTTTCCAGACTTTCTGGTAAGAACTAGAAACAAACAAAACCTCATAGAAACCATAATACTAGAAGTGAAGCCCGAAAAGCAATCCATACCACCGACTGCCAGGAAAAAAATCACAAAACAATACATCCAAGAAGTTGTTACTTATGGAATAAATGAGGCGAAATGGAAAGCCGCGATAGAGTATTGCAAAGATAAAAATTGGAAATTTAAGGTAATAACTGAAAAGAATCTAGGAATTTAATGGCTGGGCTACTCACAAAATTATCTCGAGAGATGAATGCTGCTGGAATCAGACCAAGAACTGATCAGGCTAGAAGTTGGTTGCAGGGTAAACTTTTTAAATTAAAAATGCCAACTGATCGTTCTAATGTATTGAACGATGCCTCCAGAATCTCAGCAAAGGCATTTATTGGTCGAATGTACTTTTTTGCATATGATCCAAAACTAAAAGATGTCCTTCCAGTGTGGGATAAGTTTCCACTGGTAATTCCTATGGAAATGTATTCCGATGGATTCCTAGGATTAAATCTTCACTATTTGGATCCGATGAGCCGTTTGGTTTTGCTTGATAAATTGATGGATTTTATCAGTAACGATAAATATAATGACACAACAAGATTTAATTTATCGTATGATTTGTTGGCTGGTTCTCGTAGATTTAAGATAATAGAATCTTGTGTAAAACGATATCTTTCTTCGCATATTAGATCCTCTTTGATTTACGTTGAACCTAACAATTGGGAAACAGCAGTATTTCTTCCAGTACAAAAAATGGTGTATAAAAAATAATGGCATTCGATTTCTTAAAACAACTGTTTTCACAATCACCAACTCAACCCGAAAATCAATTGAAAGAAATTGATTTATTGGATTCACAGAGATTGAGTTCAACATATAATATTGATAGATTTACACAGCAAAATTTAATTAGAAGTTCTAAGTTTGCTGCTAGGTTCTTATCGATTCCATCTTTTGCCACAGATGTGAAAGAAGATATAGAGAATATGATTTATTTGTGTGACTCAATAGAGTTTCCTGGGCAAAGTTTAACAGCATTGGAATACAAAATTCCTG